CGATAGATGTGATGGTCGACGGCCGTGCCACCATTACAGACCCCCGTGGACGCAAGGCGTATCTGTCAGCAGACCAGTGGGCATATATCCAGAGCCAGCGCATAGAGATTCGCGCGGCAAGTGGGGAGCGTATCGAAAAATTTTGGTACGCTAAGGCATTGGAATATCACGTACTTAGCCAAAATACTCAGCGTCGCTCGCAAAAATATTCAGCATGACGCTTGACATTATACCGTAAATACCGTATGTTTGTGACGTACTGATGAGGTCACACAATACACGGGGTCACGGTCATGCCTACAATCGCAACATACATCGACGGTCGACGCTACACAGCAACCGCAGCCACATGGCCTGCGGCTGTCAAGCAATTACAAACCATTATAGGAGCTCACGCCAATGGCAAGAGTAACGAAGACGATAACGCTATCACCAGAGGCAGTCGAAATGCTGGCGGTGCTAGCGAAGCAACAGCTGCGAAGTAGCAGCCACACGATCGAAGCCCTCATCTACGAGGCATACAAGCGCAGCAAGCAAGCCAATCACAAAGCAGTAACAATTCAAGGGGTATAGGCTATGAGATTCGGGGTCAACATCTGCATCATTCGCGATGCACAAGGACGCAAGGGGCTACACGTCAGCCCATGTTTGGAAGGCAGCCAGCTTGCGAAGAACATCTTCGTGGCACTCATCATCTCTATTGCGTGTGCAGGGTCACTATGGCTTATCGCTAGCACACCAGATCCAGTAACACACCCAACAGTAACCATCATGGGAGGGCATTGATATGGCACTACACATCACAAAGCCCGGCGATCGCGTGCCAGTAGGTGCGATCAATGTGCTCATCTACGGGCAGCCTAGCACTGGCAAGACATCACTGTGCTACACGATGGACAAACCGCTCGTGATTGACTTCGACGGCGGGGCACACCGCTCGCAGCAATCGCATCTGGGCACGACGGTACGTGTCGATAGCTGGGCAGATGTCGAGCAGGTTATGACCGAACTGGTACCGCAGTATCAAACCATCATTATCGACACGGTTGGAAGCGCACTCGACTACATCGCAGCGCACATCATCGCCACCAACCCTAAGATGGGCACGGCAAAGGGCACGCTAACCATGCAGGGCTGGGGTGATTTGAAGGCAGTCTTCAGTGCATGGTTCAAGCGATTGAACGTAGCAGGCAAGGACGTGGTCATGATCGCTCACCACCGCGAGGAGAAGGAAGGCGATGCCACACGCAAGCGCCCTGACATTCAGGGGTCATCGTATGGGCTGGTCATGAAGCAGGCTGACTTCGTAGGCTTTGCGCACCTGAACGAAGCAAGCCAGCGTGTGATTGGCTTTGCACCAACAGCTGACTACTTTGGCAAGGATAGCGCACGGCTCGGTGTTGTGCAGGTTGCTAACCTTGACAACGAGCAGAGCTACGGTAGCGAGCTAATCCAGACGATGCGCGACGCATTCGCAAGCGTTGCAGATGCGCACCAGCAGGCATTGGATGCAGTGATGCAGTGGCGCGATGCAGTGGCTACATGGGTAGAGGCTGCAGACGTCAACGTCAACTTGCAACGGCTCAAGGAGCTACCAGAGGCGGTGGCTGTGCAAGTCAAGCCGTTAGTTACAGCAAAGATTAAGGAGCTGGGGCTCACATTCAACAAGTCGACTAAGCAGTACGAGGTGGCATCATGAACAAAGATCGAATGATGGAGACGTTGTACGTGATCGCCACGGGCGCAACTGCCATGGCTGCTATACTCGTCTTCCTACTTTGTGCCATCGCTTTATTGGGGCTAATCAAATGACAACATTCCGAGCAACACAAATCGAGGCGTACCGCAGGTTCCGCAACAGCGAGTGGACGACCTACGACGAACTCATGGCCACTCTACGTGGTGAGCTTGTACCGAATGAGGCTATGAAGTTCGGCACCGCAGTACACACAGCATGTGAATCGTACCACACACGCCCTGAACCGCTATACAATGTTGACGGGTATAGGTTTAGCCCTGCGAGCATCAAGCATGCTACGAACGGTCTTGACCACTACGCATCATGCGAGGTCAAAGTATCTCGGACGCTATATGCTGAAGACGGCACAGAGCTCACACTGACAGGCACGTGCGACGTGATTACAGGCACGCACGTCATGGATTACAAGACCACCATGTCTGCGATCAGTGACGCAAAAGTGCAAGCGTATCAGGATAGCTACCAATGGAGATGCTATCTAGCCATGACAGGCTGCGACACGTTCACGTTTCGCATCATGCAGTGGGCAGAGGATGCGGGCTTTTGGTATATCAAGAACATGCAGGACGTGCGTTGTGATCGCTACGTCGGAATGATCGATGATGTTGAGCGCATGGTGCGAGAGCTGTATCAATTCACATTAGACAACGGAGTAACGCAATGAACAACAACGAATGGATCACGGATCGAAAACCGATGCAAGAGGATGCAGACGTTTGCGGTTATGTATGGATAACCGATGAAGACGGCTGTGTGTGCCAAACACAATGGACTCGCGTAACCAACGAGCCGTGGATGCACTTCACGCGACCTAAGCCGTATGCTAATCCTAAGCGGTACATGGTTTTGAAAAAAGATTGGAGGGCTTGGGTCGTACACGATACGGTAACCCAATGTGACCTTGCAACTGATATCTACAGCCCAATAGCAGCCGAACGTATCGCAGCTATCTACGAGGAGGTGAGGCCATGAGGAAGCATACACCGGGGCCGTGGCGCATTAGCGCAGAGAGCCAATCTATAGTTGAGCAGGACAACCAAGCGATAGGCAGCAAACTAGGTTTGCTCATAGCAACTGCTCATGGCTATACTGACAGTGGCTATTTCCCAGATGACGACGAAGGCGTAGCCAACGCCCGTCTCATTGCCGCCGCGCCAGAGTTGCTGGAGGCGTTGAAGATTTTCCTTAATGAGTTTAATGATTTTGAAGTAATGAAGCGCACTCCCATTGCGTATCACAAAGTTGTGAAGGCTGCACACGCCGCGATCGCAAAAGCAGAAGGGGAGGTGATGCCATGAGTAAGCTAGAACGAATAGAAGATCCATGGGGAGATGTTTGGTGCACGGATAAAGACGTGCAAGAGTTAGAGACATACACCGAACGTTTGCGCTCGATGCTTCAGCGCATTTTAGATGAAGCAACAAAGAAACGTGTTGAATGGACACCTACATGCGGATGGTTAGCTACCAGCCACTATAGTGACATGTATGCAATCCATTACGAGATAAACGCTGAACTGATGAATGACATTAAAGCTGTATTGAACAACGAAGGGGAGGACGACAATGACTGAACTACAGCAAGCACATCACACGATCAACTATCTGCTTAACCTGCTTGACACATGGAGTAAGAGCATAGTCAAGACAGAGGCAGGGGCAGACAAACTGATAGAGACCATACAACAGATCATTTGGACGGAACGTCGCAAGCTCGACCCAGACCCAAAACCCATCGAGCACTATAGCCACGAAAGCGAAGCACGCGAATACGTGCGTATGAACCAAGCACAACTGCGAAGGAACCAAGGCTATGAATGAACTACCAAAGCAACCAGGACGATACCAAGCAGCCAAGTCGATCATGTTGTGCGTGCCGTC